GAGGATGATGGCCGCTGGCTCTGCGTGATCGACCCGCGGCAGGTTCAAATCCCGCTCCCGCCGCCCGAACCGCTGCCGTATCAAGTTCAAATGGAGCGCGACGGTTGGTAGACGCCTGCGAGGCTGCGTGGTAACATAGCCGCGTGGCAGGCGGCATTCTCGCGCAAACCCAGCGGCTCGTCAAGGCGCAACAGGCCAAGAGCGCGGTCATTCTGCCGGACGACATACGCGCGGCGATGGGCTACAAGCCGCGCTCCGTCCAGGCCGAACTCGACGGCTACGACCGCCGCTTCAACGTCCGCGTCCTGCACCGCCGCTTCGGCAAAACCGTTCGCGAGGTCGCCAAGCTGATCGAGCGTGCCGCACTCTGCCCATACCCGAACGGCCGCTACGCCTACCTCGCGCCCACCTACGGACTCGCCGAGGACATCGCGTGGCTGTACCTGAAGGACTTCCACGGCAACCTCATGCGGGCTTGCGGTCGCAACCCGGAGGACTACCAGCAGGTCGGCAAGCTCGCCGTCATGGTCCCGACCTACGGCGGCAACTGGAGCCGCGTCCGCCTCTACGGCGTGGACAGCCCGAAGCAGCGCATCCGCGGCCTGTACCTCGATGGCGGCGTCGGCGACGAGTGGGCGTGGATACCGCCGTCCGTGTGGACGCAGCAGGTGCGCCCGATGCTCTCGGACAAAGAGCGCACGGGCGTTGACCTCGCGGGCAACCGCAATCAGTGGTTCGATTTCATCTTCACGCCGTTCGGCCGCAATCACGCGCACACGATGTTCCGCCGCGCGGAACTGTGGAGCAAGGGCCTGCCGGTGCGCGAGTTCGATCCAGTCACCGACCGCGAGCAGGACGTGTTCTCCGACGAGTGGGACGCGCGGCTCTACAAGGCGTCGCAGACGGGCGTGATCGACCCGAAGGAACTGGCGCAGGCGCGCGTCGATATGGGCGCCGGCAAGTACGAACAGGAGTACGAGTGCTCCTTCGACGCCGCAGTCGAGGGCGCCATCTACGCGCGGGCCATCGAGGCGCTGCGCGTCGCCGGCCGCGTCGGGCACTTCCCAGTCAACCCGCTCCTGCCGGTCCACACCGCGTGGGACCTGGGCTTCGACGACGCGACCGCGATCTGGTTCTTCCAAGAAATCGCGGGCGAGGTCCGGCTGATCGACTACCTGGAAATCACGAACGCCGGCCTGCCCCGCACCGTCGAACTTCTGGCCGAGAAGAACTACCGCTACGGCCACCACTACCTGCCGTGGGACGTGACGGTCGGAGAACTCGGGACGGGCAAGACCCGCGCGAGCGTGCTGAAGGAACTCGGCGTCCGCATCGTCGTTGTGCCCAAGACGAAGCACGTCACGGACGGGATCGCCGCGGTCGAGGCGATGCTGCCGCTGTGCCGGTTCAACGAGGACAAGTGCGCGGGCGGCATGGACGCGCTGGTGCTGTACCGGCGCGAGTTCGTCGAGACGGACGGCGTGTTCCGCGAGAAGCCGATCCATAATCAGGCGTCGCACGCCGCGGACGCAATGCGGACGCTCGCGATGGGCCGCCGCCGGCAACGGCTTGAGGGCGAGATTGACCCGCACACGGCGCGGATCGCCCAACTGTAATTGACAAACGCCGCGGGGCGTGATAATGTCCGCGCGTGGGCCGCAAGCTAAAACAAGCCAAGCTCGAATACCACAAGGACGCGTCCAAGCCCGCCAACGAGCGGATTGTGGACAATCCCGAGCTTGACGACCCGCTGTCTCCCGCGTTCGTAGACCTCCGCGAGCGTTCGCCCGTTGGGCAGGCGCGCTGGTGGGCGATGCAGGAGAAGCGGAAGAACGCGCGCGGCGCGGCAGGAGTGTTTGATGGCTAGCGCGCTCGACAGCCTTCTCGCAAGGGCAAAAGGGGCGGGTCCCAAGACCTCCCTAGAAAATGTCCTCGCGGACATCGCAGCACGGCAGAATTACTTCAATACGCTGCCGGACGAGGAGCGGGACGCAGAGCGCCGCCGCCTTCAGAAAGTCCTCAACCAGTGGGGTAAGGTCGTCGCGCGCAACGCGGACGAGCGCACAAACGAGGGTGTGCTCTATACCGACCGGATAAAAGGCGTCCAGGCCGAACTTGATGCGCTCGACGGCAAGTTTCCAACACCAGCGGACCTTGAAGGCCCGCAGCAGAGCGTCGGCCCAAGTCGCCCGCTCGAAACGCTTCTCGCAGCGCCGCCACCCGCCGCGCCCCCGGCCGCGCAGGCTGCGCTTGCGGCTGAGACGACTGCCGCTGCACAGGCGACTGACGCCCTCCGGGCCGAAGCTGCGACACAGACGGGCGCAGCGAGCACGAAGATCGTGACGCCGGTTGCCGGCCCACGCGCGCAGACTTTACTCGACGTGCCGAGCGTGCCAGTTGGTACGCCGCTTACACCGGAGATTGCTACCGCGCTCACGTCTTTTGTCAACGAGAGCCTGCTCGCGGCGCCGACCGTCTCGGCAGCGCCGGGCGGCATCGACACGCTGTTTTCCGCGGGCGCAGCGACGACCGGCCCGCTCAAGCCCAAGGTGAACTCGCCTCCGAAGGTGCTGCGCACGGGCATTCAGGAGACGCTGCTCACTGGCCTGACGCCACTACAACAGTACGCCGGCCGCGGTGTCCGCCGCACGCTCCTCGGAGTTGGCTAACATGGCATCGCACGCGAAGCTCGCAGAAGAACTGATTGCTCGCGAGGAGAGCCTGCGCGGCGACCGCGCGCCGCAAGAGGCGCTGTGGCAGGATGTGGCGAACTACGTCATTCCGCGCAAGGCCACGTTCACCGAAGAAGTGACGCCGGGCACCGAGCGCAACCGCACGATCCTCGACAGCACCGCGCCGCGGTCGCTGGAGTTGTTCGCGTCGTTCCTGCACACGCTTTCGAACAATCCGGCCGTCCAGTGGTTCAAGGTCGAACTCGAAGGCGACGGCGCCGACGAGGCGATGAAGCAGACCATCGTGCAGCAGTGGTGCGAAGAAGTCTCCAAGCGCATGAAGCGCTACATGGAGGCGCCGCGCTGCAACGTGTATTCGACACTGCACGAGGGAAATCTCGACCTCGGCGCGTTCGGTACGGATGTCGAGTTCACTGAAATGGTGGGCAACGATCTGCGTATCCGCTCGTTCCACTTGCAGGATGTCGTGATCGACGAGGACGCGTACGGCGTGGTGGACACTGTCTTACGCACCGCGTGCTACTCGCAGCGTCAGGCGCAGCAGCTTTTCCCCGACTACAAGCCGAAGAAGAAGGGCGCGAAGGCAAAGTTCTTGCACGCGACTTTTCCGACGACGGACAGCGAATACGCAGACCTCTTGCCGGCGCGCGTCCGCGCGGCGGGACAGCCGTACGCGAGCATCTGGATCGACACCGAGGAGAAATCGGTGCTCCGCTCCAGCGGCTTCGAGGAGTTCCCATACAGCGTGTCGCGCTGGTATCGCGAGCGCCGCAATATGTACGGCTGCTCGCCGGCCATGACGGTGCTGCCGGACGTGCGCATGGTCAACCGGATGTCGGACACCATTCTCCGCGGTGCGGAGAAGCTGGTGGACCCGCCGATGGCAATTCCCGAGGGCGGCCTCGTGTCGCCTGTACGCATGTTCCCTGGCGGCCTGACGTTCACCGAGGGGAACTGGGACCCGAAGCCGCTGATCCCGCCGGGCGCATCGCGCATCGAGGTTGGCGACGGCTTGCTGAAGCAGCGCCAGGACAACATCGAGCGCGGCTTCTTCGTGCCGCTGTTCGCATCGCCGGACAGCCCCGTCAAGACCGCGACCGAAGTCTTGCAGAGCCGCGACGAGCGCAATCGCGCCGTTGCCCCGATGGTGACGCGCCTCCAGACCGAGCGCTACGGCACGCTGCTCCTGCGCGTCTTTGGCCTCCTGCTCCGTGCGGGCTTGCTGCCGCCGATCCCGCAGGAGGCGCAGCGCTACAAGGTTGCCGTCCGCTACGTCTCGCCGCTGTCGGCATCGCAGCACGAACTCGAAAGCCTCGGCACGTTGCGTATCATCGAGGCGTTGCTGCCGTGGGCGCAGATCGCGCCGGGCGTGCTCGACATCTTCGACCCGGACGAAGTCGCGAAGGTCGTTCACGCTGGCTCCGGCGCTCCGTCGAAGATAATGCGGACGAAGTCGGCGCTTGAGCAGTTCCGCAAGATCAAGCTCGAAGCGCAGCAGCGCGCCGAGCAAAACGCAAATCTCTTGGCGAGTGCCGACGCGCAAGCGAAGCTTGTTACGGCCAACGCACGCGCAAAGGCGGCAGCATGAACGACAAAGCACGCGAGCGCCAGCGCCGCGCGGTAGCAAAAGCGCGTGAGATTTCCCCAGGCGACTTGTGTCGCGCCTACCGCGCGCTCGCGGCGTCAGAGGACGGCGCCATCGTGCTCGCCGACCTCGTCCGCCGCTTCGGCTTCACGCGGCGTTCGACGTTCGAACAGGACGACCCGCAGGGGCGCAAGCAGGCGTTCAACGAGGGGCAGCGCGCCGTGCTCACTCACATCGGCTACATGCAGGATGTGGACCCTGCCGCGTATGAACAGTCCACCCAGCCCAAGGGGCAGCAATGACGACCGAGAACACGACGCAGACGACCACTACGACCAATACGCCCTGGCACGCGTCGCTGCCGGACGACCTCAAGACGAACCCGAACGTCACCAAGTTTGAGAGCCCTGAAGCGCTGGCACGCAGCTACGTCAGCGCATCTCATCTGATCGGGAAGAAGCCGGAGGACTTGATCGAAGTCCCGAAGGACGACGCCGGCCGCCTCGCGGCGTGGCGCCGGCTCGGCGCTGCCGACAAGCCGGACGCCTACAAGATCAACTTCGCTGCCGACGCGCCGGAGAGCGTGAAGGGCCTCGTGCCCGTGCTCGCCAAGGTCGCCGCCGAGAAGGGCCTCCATCCGTCGCATGTGCAGGCGGTCGCCGAAGCTCTCGCGGGCCACGCGAAGCAGGGCGCCACCGACGAGGCAACCAAGCGCGACGCCAAGCACACCGAGAACATCAACGCGCTCAAGACCCGCCTAGGCGCCGGCTTCGACAACCACGTCAAGCTCGCGAACGCAGGGCTCGCCAAAGCCGGCGAGAAGCTGGGCGAGGGCGGCGCCGCCCGCCTGCACGACAAGCTGAAAGACGCTGGCCTTGCGACTGACCCGGACGTGCTCGACGCGCTCGCGCTGCTCGGCAGTCTGACGGCCGAGGACGACAGCGGCGCTGCCCGCGGCGGCGAGAGCGACGGCAACAACGGCGGCTTTGGCTCTGGCACGCCGAGCGCACATGAAGCGAAGGCTCTGGACTACCAGCGGCAAGCGATGAACTCGAAGGATCAGTTCGAACGCCGCCGCTTGAACGACCTCGCCGAAAAGGAATGGGCCGCCGCTGCGGCCGGTAAGTAGTTGACAGGCTCGGGGCCATCCTGTATGATGGCCCCGAACTTCATTCGGCCTCTGATTGGCTCCGACCCGCGAGGGTGACGGCAGACAGGGACACCCGAGGGAAGCGGAACTAAGGAACCGCCTCTTTCATGGCGCACGGTGTCGTGCGTCGGTGCCCCATTCAACTCTGCCAACCTGGAGCCTACGATGTCCGTTTCGATCCCCGCCCATTTCGTCAAGCAGTTCTCCGCGAACGTGCATCTCCTGTCGGAGCAGCGCTTCTCGCGCCTGCGTCCGTGCGTCACCGTCGGTGAGCGCGTGACCGGCGAGAGCTTCACTGTCGAGCGCATCGGCACCACGCAGAGTTCCGCGAACACGGTGACTGTGCGCCACGGCGACACCCCGCTCAACAACACCCCGCACACCCGTCGTTGGGGCTTCATCGCCGACTACGACGTGGCGGACCTGATCGACCGCCAGGATCGTGTCAAGCTGCTGATCGACCCGGATAGCTCGTACACCATCAAGCACGCTGGCGTGATGGGCCGTACGATGGACACCACGATCATCAACGCCCTCGAAGGCTCGGTGATTGAGGGCCAGAACGGCACCACGACCACGTCCTTCCCGTCTGCGCAGCAGATCGCGTCGGGCTCTGTCGGCCTGACGGTCGGCAAGCTGATCGACGCCAAGAAGCTGCTCGACGCTGCCGAGGTCGAGGACTTCATGGACCGCTTCTTCGTGTGCTCGGCCGAGCAGATCGCCGACTTGCTGGAGGACGACAAGGTCACGTCGTCCGACTTCAACACGATTAAGGCGCTTGTCGCCGGCCAGATCGACACCTACCTGGGCTTCAAGTTCGTCCGCAGCGAGCGGCTGACTTCGTCCGGCGGCGCCCGCCTGTGCTACGCGTTCGCTCGCCCCGGCATCGAGTTCCGTCCGCAGACCGACCCGAACTCGATTGCGTCGGATCGCCCGGACAAGCGCCACGCGAAGCAGATTTACACGTTCGGCTCCTGGGGCGCCGTGCGCAAAGAGGACGCGATGGTCGTTCAGGTCGCCTGCACCGAGTAATCGGTGCCGGCGGCTCCGGCCGTAATGTAACACAGACCTAACACTAACCCCGCTTTAGGACACACGAACATGACCGACATCAACTCCATCCAGGTAGCCCGCCGCGGCTCCACCACCGCGGTGCAGACCCTCAACTCACCGTGGGAAGTCAGCGGCAAGCTCCGCGTCGCTTACGGCAAGATCGCCGCCTCGGCGCAGACCATCGCGCAGAACGACCGCGTCTACCTGTTCGACCTCCCGCCCAACGCGGCCCCGCTGCTCCTGCGCACCAAGTACGGCGCATTCGGCGCGTCCGTCACGCTGGACGTGGGCTACGGCGCGGCTGACGCCTCGACCGAGAATGCCTTCGAGAGCGCGCTCGACATCTCGGCCGCTGGCTCGACGTTCGGCTTCTGTGACGACGCCTCTGTCGTGAGCACCACGGCCACGACTGCGGTGTACGCGCAGTTCGAAGGTGCCAACCCGGCCGACGACAAGGACCTGGAAGTCTGGCTGTTCTACGCCGTCGAGTAACGAGTACCCGCCGGGGCGGCCGGGTTTGCCGCCCCACTGATTTCTTTACCTACGGGTAACAAACATGACTATCCACCGCTACGACGTAGCTATTGGCACTGGTGCCAAGCATACGGCGACCCGCGGCTCCCTGAGCACCGTCTCGGATGGCTCGAAGGGCGTGCTCGACATCACGCTCTCGGCCAACCCGTCGGATGCTCAGACGATCATCTTCGGCGGCGTGACGTGGACGTTCAAGACCTCGGGCACCGCTGCGAACCGCGAAGTCACCATCGCCGGCAGCGCCGCGCTGACGGCGGCTGCGGCTGCGACGAACATCAGCGCCCACGCTACTGATGGCCTCGTGTACGTCGCGACCAACCCGTCCGGTGCGATCATCCGCCTGACGCCGATTGCCGACAGCGCGACGATTGCGATGTCCGCGTTTGGCACCGCGTCGCAGTCGCGCACTGCGACTTCGGCGCTCAACACGGCGCTCTCGATCCCGCTTTCGGGCAAGGCCGTCGCGCTCCTCGTCAATGACGCGGTCGTGACGACCAAGATTGGGCTGCTTCTCGCTGTGCGTGCGCTGTACCGCATCATCAGCAAGGACTTCACGACCAAGAGCACCACCGCCAGCCTGAGCACGTCGGGCACCGTTACCGACTAACGCGGAGCCCGACAATGACCACGCCGACGCTAGTTACCGCGGACAATCGCTTTCTGGAGTACGAAGTCGCGCTCACGGTTGAAGCCGGCGCGTATTCCGCGGGCGACTTGGTCTGCGCGAAAATCACGCTCGAAAACATCGTGTCCGCCGCAAAGCGCAACGCGGTTGTGCTGCGCGACGTTCTGATCCACGACAACGCGAACCAGAGCACGGTCGATTATGATGTCGTGTTCTTCGACGCCGACCCGAGCGGGACGACGTTCACGCTCAACAGCGCGCTCGACGTTGCGGATACCGACATCGCTAAGGTGTGCGGGCTCGCGCAGGTAACGGTGTCGGCCATTATGTCCGACAACTGCTTCCTCGCGGCGACGCCGGGCATCCGGCTCGTCCCGAGCGCCGGCACGTCGCTGTACGCTGCGATCATCGCGCGCACGAACGCGCCGACGTATGCAGCGACCACCGACCTGAGCATCCGCCTCCTGTTCGAGCGCGCCTAAATGACTTACGCGTCTGACACGGCGATAGCCAACTCGGCGCTGGTGATTATCGGCGAGGACCGCATCACGTCCTTGTCGAGTGACACCAGCCGCCGAGCGGTCTACGCCAACCAGCAGTACCCGATCAAGCGCGACGAACTCCTGTGCAAGTACCGCTGGGGGTTCGCCACGAAGCGGGTGGCGTTGGCGCAACTCGCCGACACGCCGACGTTCGGCTTCGCGTACGCGTACGCGCTGCCGTCTGATTTCCTGAAGTTCATCGGGGTCTACGACGCGCAGCAGTCGAAGGCGAACTACACCGCCACCGAAATCATCCACAAGATCGAGAGCGTGGACGACCAGCGCGTGCTCGTGACGGACGAGACGGAAGTCAACGCCGTCTACACGTACCGCGTGACAAACACGCTCAACTACGACCCGCACTTCGGCGAGGCTCTGGCGTGCCTGCTCGCTAAGAACCTCGCGGGGCTCCTGACTTCTGGCCCCGAGGCGTACAATAAGGCCGCGAAGCTCTACAAGGACGCCATCCGCGAAGCGAAAGAGCACCACGCGTTCGAGAGCACTCCTGAAGTAATCGAGAGCAGCGCGTGGGTAGATAGCCGCTTCGGCGGCGACCTCCGCAACATGGGCTGGGCGCGCGGCTAGAAGCGGCCCTGTGCTATCATAGGGCCATGCCGAAGTTCAACCTCGCCAAGTCCGGCTTCGTAGCCGGCGAACTCTCCCCGATCCTCGAAGCCCGCGACGACCTCGACGCGTACTTCCAAGGCATGCGCTTTGCACAGAACGGCATTGTGCTGCCGCACGGCGGCTTTAAGCGCCGGCCCGGCACGCGCTTTGTTGCCGAGGTTAAGGCGAGTTCCAACCGCGGGCGTCTGGTCCCGTTCGTGTCGTCTGTGGACGCAGCCTACGTGATTGAGGCGGGCGACTTGTACTTCCGCTACTACACGGACGAGGGGCGCCTGGAGAGCCCACCGGGCACGCCGGTCGAGACAGTGACGGTGTTCCCGCACACAGCGCTCGCCGACCTCGGCTACACGCAGTCCACGGACACGCTGTGGGTGTTCCACCCGGACTACCACCCGTACAAGCTCGCGCGCACCAGCGCGACGACGTTCTCACTCACCAAAATTGCTTGGCGCGACGGCCGAGCGCCGATGCGTCCGACGAACAACACCGCGGTCACACTGACGGCGACGAAGCCCGGCACGCCAATCATCCTGACGATGTCGAGCGCGACGTGGTCGAGCGGGGACGTTGGCCGCTACGTCCGCCACAAGGTGGGCGCGACGGAGGCGTGGTATCGGATCGACACGTACACGAGCACTACGGTCGTTGAGGCGACGCTCATGGGCGGCACCACGACGGTCGCGCTTGGCGCGGGCGCTGATTGGGCGCTCGGCATGTTCTCGAACACAGAAGGCCCCCGCGCGGCGGTGTTGCACGGCGGGCGCCTGTGGTACGGCGGCACGTACAACCAGCCCGACCGCATCATCGGCAGCACGTCCGACGACTTCGACCATTTCGAGTACGGCGCAAACGACGATAACGCCATCAGCCGGCGCGCGACGAGCGGCAGCGTGAACGCGATCCAGTGGCTCGCGAGCACCGACGACGCGCTGTGCATCGGCACGCAGTCGGGCGAGTTCGTCGTCGAGGGCGACGCTGACGGCATCATCACACCGAGCGCCTGCTTCGTCCGCTCGCGCTCGCGCCGCGGCTCGACGCACGACGTGCCGGCCGCTGTCGCCGACGATGTGATCTACATTCAGCGCAACGCGCGCAAGCTGCGCGAGTTCCACGGCCGCAACACCGAGCGCAACGACACCTCGCGCGAACTTACGATCCTCGCCGAGCACATTCTCAACAGCGGCACGACCGAGGTCGCATACCAGCAGGACCCGCACAGCGTCGTGTGGGCGACCCGCGGCGATGGCGAGCTTATTGGCATCACGCGCGAGCCGGCGCACCAAGTCTACGCCGCGCATCGCCACGTCCTTGGCGGTACATACCTGACAGACAAGCCCGTCGTCGAGAGCATGGCGGTCATTCCGTCGCCCGACGCGGACCAAGATCACCTTTGGCTGCTCGTGTCGCGCACCATCGGCGGCGCCACGAAGCGCTACGTCGAATTTATGACCGACGATTATCGGCCGACCGTGTCGCCGCGCAGCACGGAGCGGGAGAAGATCGCAGCGACCGAGAGCGCGATCTTCCTCGACTGCTCGTTGACGCTCGACAGCCCCATCACAATCTCCGGTATCACAAAAGCGAACCCCGGCGTGGTGACGGCGACAAGCCACGGCTTCAGCAACGGCGACCGCGTCCGCATCCGCGACGTGCTCGGCATGACCGAAGTGAACCACACGTCGTTCATCGTCGCGGGCGCCAACGCGAACGACTTCCAGTTGCACGACCTCGACGGCAACAACGTGAATACGTCAGGCTACACGACGTACGTAGCCGGCGGCACAGCGCGCGAGGAGGTTCAAGCCGTATCTGGCCTGTCGCATCTCGAAGGCCAAGAAGTGCAGATCATCGCGGACGGCTGCGTGCAGCCTGTTGACACGGTCAACAGCGGCGCGGTCCAGTTTACGCGCTGGGGCTCCATTGTCCACGTCGGGCTCGCGTGCCCGTACGAGGGCGAGACGCAGCGCTTCTTTGCGCCCGGCAGCACCGGGGGCGGGCAGGGCGTGAAGGCGCGTATTGCGAAAGTCGGCGTGCGTGTCCACAACGCGGTCGGCCTTCAGGTATCCGTCACGTCAAGCAGCGAAATCGCGTACGAGACGGTCCCGTCCCGCCAGGGCGGCGATAACTGGGACGAGCCCCCCGCGCTCCGCGTCTCGGACGATATTCTTACGGACGTGAACGGCGGCTGGACGACTGAGACAACCGTCCGCTTCCGCAACGCGGACCCGCTCCCTTGCACGGTGCTAGGCGTATACCCGCGGATTGAGGCGGACCCGAACAGCTAGGTGGACAAAGCGCCCTCGGCGTGCTAAAGTAGGGGATGGCCTTTCCGCTTGTCGCTATCGCGCTCGCCGCGGGCGCCGTTGTCAGTGCTGTTGGACAGGCAAAGGCGGGTAAAGCCCAGGCCGCAGCCGTAGCAGGAAACGCGGCCCTTCAAGAGAAGGTCGCGCAGGCAGAGGCTCGCGCGACTGAAGTCAACGGCGAACTTGACCTCCGTCAGTCCGAGAGCGAAGCCTACGTCGTTGAGCGTAACGCCGCCGCCGAGGCGCGCTATATTGACGATACGATCATCCAAGAGAACATCGCCACGGGCCGCGATAAGGCTGACCTCGCGCTCGCGCGCCGCCGGGCGCTCGGTAAGACACGCGCCGCGCTTGCCGCGCAGGGCCAGATTACGACGGAGGGCTCGGCTTTCGAGGTACGCGCGGATGTCGCGAAGTATTACGCTGTCGAAGATACCCGGCTCGACCAGGATTTGAATACCGCGGTAGCGAGCTTGCGGAGCCGCCGCGCCGACGTTCTGAGCCTCGCCCAATACCAGTCAGGCTACCTCCGCGAGAGCGGCCTCCTCGCGAACGCGTTCGCCAAAGTTCGCGCTGACGACATCCGCGCCAACGCTGCCGCCGGCTCGTCCCTCGCGCAGAGCCAAGCGAGCGCGCTCCGCACGTCCGCCAACCTTACCGCTGTCGGCACGCTCCTGTCCGGCGGCGCCAACGCATACAAGTACCGCTAAATGGCAAACCGCGCACGCAACGTACTCACCGCTCCGGCTATGGCTCCGAGCCCGCCGCCGCTTCCGCGCATGGCTGGGCCGGCGCCCGCGCCGCAGGTTCCCGTTATCAGCACGGGCGCGGGGCTCCAGAATTTTGCCAAGGGCCTGTCTGACTTTGCCAAGGCCATCGGCGACGACCAAGCCAACCGGGACACGCTGAAGCGGATCGAGTTCGAACAGCGCTTCGAGACGGAAGCGGCTGCAAAGGCTGCGACGCTCGACCCGATGGAAGTGGATTACGAGACGAAGGTCGTCGAGGCGTACCGCGAAGCCGGCGCCGGCATTACGGAAGCCGCGGCAGATCAGTTCCACTCGCAAGTCCCGCTCCTGCAAATGCGGGCGAACATCGAGCAGGCGGTTGGTACTGCGCAGCGCGCGGCCATCGGCGCTCGCCACAAGGCCGTCGAGGCGGTCGCCGAAGCGCAGTACAGCACCACAGCGCAGGCGACGCTCGCGCAAATCCGCAAGGACCCGGACGGCGAGGATGTGTACCTCGCGCAGTTCCAGCCGAAGGCCGCCGAGATTGGCGCGGCGCTGCCGGGCGTCAAGACTGCCGCTTTGGCCCTGAGCTTTGCGCAGGACGCGATCATCGCAAAGGCCGAGGGCTTGTCACTCCAGGGCCGCAACGACGAGGCGCGGGCGTACCTGGGCGCACACAACGACGCGCTGACGGACGCCGCTCGCCGAGGCGCCGGCCGGCTCATAAACGAAATCGAGAGCGACCAAGAGCGCAAGTTCCTAGCGGCGACTGAAGCGATGGTCGCGCAGCACCGGACGGCTATCGACGAGAGCCCGACCGTCGCTGCCTTGGAGGAGCAACGCCGCCAACTCGATGCGCAGGAGGCTGCGGGGCTGTTCCAGCACCAGCCGCAGGTCTACGCGCAACTTCGCGCCGCTATGGAGACGCGTCGCGGCCAAATTGTTACAGCGAGCCGCGACCTCGTCACGGGCCTCAACAACTACCGCAACGGCGTCGGGCTCGACGATCAGAAGCAAGCGGACGCGGTGTGGGCCAGCATCAGCGGCGTGCTCCCGCAGGGCGCCCCGCTCGGGGCGCGGCTGGCGCTGCTCTCTGACTTTGTCAACCGTGGTGGCCGCGTCCCGACTGAGTACCGGCGCGTTCTAGAGAACAGCGACCGCGTGAACGATCCGGCGCTGCTCGCCAGCGCAGCGCAGTTGTACGACGGGCTGCACAAGGCCGGCGCCCCCGACGCGGTGTTCGCGGACATCTTCAAGGACGGCTCTCGCGCGCTCCTGGTTAGCGGCCTCGTGGCCGACACGGGGATGCTGTACGACGATGCGGCGGCGCTTGTCAACGAGCGCGTTCCCGACAACGCGACGCTTGCACACCGCCGCGAGCAGTACAAAGCGGACTTCAAGGTCGGCTATGACTTCGCGGCCGAACTGCGCAAAGCGATCCCTGGCGCTAAAGCGTTCCTCGGCATCGGCACGAGCGCGCAAGTTGACCCCGCGCTCGCGGTGGATTACGAGCGCTCGGTGCGCGCGTTCTACGACGTGTTCGGTGAACGCCGCGCGGCACTCGGCGCTGCCAATCGCTACTTCGCGTCGCGCTACGGCGTTACCGGAACTGCGGGCGGCCAGGAGCGCATCGTCAAGTATCCGGCAGAACAGTTTTTCCCCGGCGTCTACAACAAGCCCGACGTGCTCTCGGATGCGCAGAAGCGCACGATCCTCGACGGCGACGTGCGCCGCGTGATGGGCGCGTACGGTGTCGTGCCGGCAACCGTCGTTGGCGACGGCGAGGACGCGAGCGGCACGCCCGACTTCGACCTCCATGCGGACCCCGTAACTGAGGCTGAGATTGTGAACGGGCTTCGGCCGTCGTACGAGCTTCGCGCCCGCAACAACATGGGCCAACTCGTGCCGATCATCGTCGAGCGCGACGACGGTGCGACCGTGCGCCTGCGCTACACAATGCCCGACGCCGCGCGGCTCACCGCGACGCCGGAGTACGCCGCGATCATCGCGCAGGCGAACGCCGACGCGGCGCGGGCCGTCGCGCCCTCGCTGCTCCGCAAGGGGCTGGAGGAGAACGTCCCACCCGCGCTGAACGCGGTCCGCGACGCGGTGCGCCCGACGATCCAGCGCATGGATCAAACTATTGGCCCGTATCAGAAGCCACCGGGCTATGTTGGCCCGCGCGATCTGTTCAAGAGCCCGGCCACAGCCCCCCTAACGAAATCCACCTCGAAGGTGACGAAGTAAATGGCAACGCAACCCGCGCGCGGCATCCGCAACAACAACCCCGGCAACATCCGCAAGAGCGAGACGCAGTGGGAGGGCGCGAGCCCTGTCCAGGGCGACGACGCGTTCGTCACGTTTGACACGCCGGAGTACGGCATTCGCGCGATGGCGCGCGTGCTCACGACGTACCGCGAGAAGTACGGCCTCGACACGATCCGCAAGATCGTCTCGCGTTGGGCGCCGGATGTCGAGAACGACACCGAGGCGTACATCAAGTCCGTGTCGTCGCAGATGGGCGTTCGCCCGGACGCGCGCCTCGATCCCGGCAAGCTGCCGGACTTGATTTCCGCCATCGTGTATCACGAGAACGGCAGCAACCCGTACACGAAGCAGCAGATCGTCCGCGGCGTGCAGATGGCCTCGGGCGAGGCGCCGGGTTTTACCGATCCAGTCACTGAAGAAGGCGCCGTTCGAGCGGTCGTTGAGCATGACAACCCGAACCCGTTCCTCGGCGACCGGCCGCTCCCGACGGTCGCTCGTCGCCCGGTCGCGCCCCCGCAGGAGAATATCGTTGGCACCGACGCCCCGGAGCGCACTGTAGCCCAAGGCGCCGCTGATGCGGGCGCGCAGGCCGGCGGCGCTGCCGTCGCGGCCGGACAGGCGCGAGTATTTGCCGCCCCTGTGCCGGACCTGACGCCCACGACCGCGGAGGAGCCGGGCGCTGTTAGCCCGGCCCCCTTTCGCTGTGGCCGCTGCGGACGCTCCGAGCCCCAACCCCTCGCCGATTGCAAGCACTCCGAGTGCTTCGCCGACGCCGCAATCCGCGGAGACGGCGGCGACCGAGCCGTCGCCCACGTTGAACGTCCCGCTCTCTCGGGTACGACGCGTCGTAACAAACCTTAACCCGCTTCCGGTTGCGCCCGAAACGGACGACACAGGCGTAACGCCGGGCCAACAGCTTGGTGCCGCGTTCCGTTCCGAGAATGTTATCGTTGCGGGCGCCGAGGAAATCTTCGGCACGCGGCGCGCGTTCAAAGCGGAGCCCGGCTTCAATCCGGTGGAGCACCTGCTTCCCGGTGAGGAGACGAACTGGGCGCACTTAGCGGACGCTCGCTCGCTCGCTGAAATGAACGAAATCCGGCGCGAGCGCGACACCGAAACACTACTTCGCCAGCAACTCGGCAACGGCCCGCTGCCCGAAATCCTTGCGACGGGGCTTGCGGTCCTCGCCGATCCGACGAGCTACATCCCGTTCTTCGGGTGGGGCTCGAAGGCGGCAACGGGCGCCCGGATGGCAGTCTCGCTTGCAGCGCGCACAGCCGGCGAAGTCGCCGTCAGCGAACTCGCGCTTCAGGCAACGCAGCAGACGCGTACGGCACAAGAGAGCGCCATCGCCGTGATGTTTGGCGGCGCGTTCGGCCTGGGCATCGGCGGCGCGCTCGCGGGTGCGGCAGCGCGGTCGTCTGCCCGCACCGCGGACGTGTACGCGAAAGCCGTCAAGGACTATACCGATATGGCCCTAGGGCCGGCCTCGCTGTCGGCCGCGTCTACGCGCGCAGCGCCCGAGGACACGAAGCTCATTTCCACCGGGCTCGCCGCGGAGACGCTTGCGAAACTCGGAAAGGTCGGGCTCGCTGCGCCGGCTGTAGAACTCGCGGTATCAGAACTCCCAACCGTGCGCTCAGCCATTGCAGACCTCGTGGACATCGGCACGGTTTGGAAAGGCGCCGAGCGCGGCGTCAACATGCCGTACCCGGTTGAAGTCCGCATCGAGAGCCGTGCGAATGCGTTGGATTTCCAGCTTGGAAACACGCTCCGCGCGCTCGTGCGCGAACACGGCGTCGAGCGCGGCGCCAACGCGATGGACGATAAGACGTGGCGTGAAGTTGTCGGCCGCGCGATGCGGCGAGGCGACGTGTCGCCAGAGCCGACTGTCGCGAAAGCCGCGGGCGCCGCACGCACGATTGTCGAAGCCTTGAAGAAAGAGGCTATCGACCAAAAGCTGCTCCCGCCCGACGTGGACGTGAAAACCGCCGACAGCTACTTCACGCGCGTCTATGACCGCGAGAAGATCAAGGCACGCTTGCCGGACTTCGAGGCGGCTGTGGCGCAGTGGCTCCGTGAAGTCGTGACCGAGGATGGGCTCGAAGCGGGCGACTTCGCTCTCATGGCCCGCGACATAACCGCGAACATTATGGGCTCGCCCGCGGGCCGCGTGCCGTTCCTCAAAATCCCGAAAGCGCGCGGGCCGATGAAAGAGCGCACATTCAACATCCCTGACGAGCGCATCGAGGACTTCCTAGTTCACGACGTGCAGCAGATAATGTCGCGTTTCATCCGCACAATGGTTACGGACACCGAACTCGCGCGCAAGTTCGGCCGGCCAGACCCCGACCTAAGCGGCGACATCATCGCGGAGGCGCGCGACATCGTCAGCAAGCCGAAGGCAAACGGCAAGGAATGGACCGAAGCGGAGCGCACAGCGCTCCAGAACCGGGCGGCCATCGAGGCGAAGAAGGTTCAGGCCGTCTTGAACCTGATCCGCGGCACGGCTGAAATCCCGACGGACCCCGCGATGGCTGCGATGCGCACGACTGCGAAAGTCGTGCGCGACTGGAACCTGACAACGATGCTCGGCGCAACTGTGCCGGCGTCGGTGATGGACTTGGGCCAGATCGTAGCGCAGCACGGCTTCGGGCGCGTTATCGGCGGGCTCGCCGTTGACTTCGCGCGTGGCTTCAAGGGCATCCGCATGGCCGCGAAAGAGGCGCAGCTTGCGGGCGAGGTAATCGAACTCGGCAAATCCTCGCGCCTGCGGGCACTCATGGACCGCGGCACAGCGTACGACGCCGTCAATGCGGCCGAGCGCTGGTCGGACTGGACCGCCTCGAAGTTCGCCGATGTCACGGGCATCAACCTGTGGAACACGGTGATGAAGGCCGCGACCTCCTACTACAAGGGAACAAGCATCCTTCGCACAGTGGAGAAGCTCGCCAACGGCAAGACGCTGACGCGCCGTGAGCAGCTTCAACTCAGCCAGTCCTACCTCGACGAGAATATGGCCTCGCGCATTTGGGCGCAGTCCAGCAAGTGGGAACGCGGCGCGCAGGTTATCATCGCGAACACAGAACTGTGGGACGATGCTGTCGCGGTTCGCGCGTTCCGCGATGCGCTTGTCGGCGGCATCCGCCGCACGATCATCACGCCGGGCGCGGGCGACGCCCCGCTGTGGACGAGCAAAGAGTGGGGCAAGACCCTGTTCCAATTCAAGCGCTTTAGCTCGGCCGCAATCTCCCGCATCCTGCTTCTCAACTTGCAGATGCGTGACGGCACCGCACTTGCGGGTCTGACGAGCATGGTCGCGCTCGGCGCGCTGTCGCAGGTATTCCGTGACATTGCCGCGGACGGCGAGGTGAAGGACCGCACAGCGCGCGAGTGGGCCGTCAACGCGGTAGACCGCAGCGGCGTCCTTGGGCTTCTGATGGAAGGCGATAGCCTGCTCGGCAAGGCGGGCGTATACAGCGCCGCGACGGGCGGGCGCGTGCAGTCGCTCGCGCAAGCCGCCGCGGGCACAGAGCCGGAGCGCTACCAGGGGCGCAGCCTCCTAGCCAGCGTCCTCGGCCCGTCCGCCAGCCAGATCGAGAGCATCAAGGACGTGCTGAACGCGTTCGGCGAGGACACCATGACAACCGCGGATATGCACCGCCTGCGCCGGCTCATGCCGGGGCAGAACTTGTTCTATCTGCAATACCTCCTGAACCGCGCCGAGGAGGGCCTGTCCGACAACCTTGGCCTGCCGGACCAGCGGGCGCGGCCGACTTCCGGGCGCTTGCCAAAACGCGATTAAGCTGGTAGAATAGGGCGGCTATGACCATCACGACGCAGACCACGCGCACCGTCTACAGCGGCAACGGCAGCACGACTGCATTCCCGACGCTGTTCCAGTTCTTCGACGAGAGCGACCTCGTCGTGACCGACGTGCTCGTGTCGGATGGCACCGAGACGGTCAAGACAATCACGACGCACTACACTGTGTCAGGCGGCGCCGGCAGCACCGGAACCGTAACGATGCTCGCTGCCCCGGCGACCGGGCACCGCCTTGTGATCCAGCGCGTCAGTGAACTTGTGCAGGATACTGACCTCGTCGTGCAGGGTGAAATCCCCGCTGACAGCGTAGAGACGCGCTTTGACAAGCTGACGCTGTTCGCACAGGAGGCAGCGCTCGACGCGGTGCGCGCCATCCGTACGAACAAGGCGCAGACTGGAACAATCAACACCGAGGTCCCGCTGCTCGACGACCGCGCGGGGTACGTATTTGTCGTCAACGACGACGAGGACGGCTTTGATCTTGCGGACATCGCGGACATAAGCTCCGCAATTGATGCGGTTCTGGTTTCGCCCGCCGCTGACGACTTCATGGTGTACACGTCGGGCGCTTGGCGCAACCGCACGCCCGCGCAGTCTCGGACGCACCTGTCCGTCTACAGCATCGCCGAGGCTGACGCGCTTCTCGCGGTGAAGCAGCCGCTCGATAGCGACCTCACGGCCATCGCCGCGCTCTCAACCGCTGCGTATGGCCGCTCGCTGCTCACGCTTGCGAGCGCCGCCGCGTTGGGCACGGAGCTTGCGGCGATCTACCAGCCGCTCGATAGCGACCTCACGGCCATCGCGGCGCTGACTTCTGCCGCGAACAAGGTCCCGTATGCGACTGGCGCGGGCGCCTGGGCCCTCGCCGACTTCCCCGCCGCTGCGCGCACCTTCTTCACAACGCCATCGTCCGCTAACCTCGCGGCGCTCCTGTCTGACGAAACCGGCAGCGGCACGGCGCTGTTCGGCGACCAAGCAGTGAGCACCGGCAGCACGGTGCAGCACGCAGCTATCGAACTCTCGCACGCGACCGCAAACACGCTGACGGGCTCGGGTGGCGTGCTCTCTATCGAAGGCCACGCGATCCCGACGAAGGATCAAGCGGCGACTATTAGCGCGCTCTACACGTTCTCGGCCGGTATCGCTTTTGCCAACGAGACGCTGTCCACATACGACGAAGGCACTTGGACGCCGGGCTTCGCGTCCGGCGGTTCGTCAACCGGCGTCACGTACTCGGTCCAAGAGGGCTATTACACCAAGATTGGCAACGTAGTGACTGTCAGCGGCCAAGTCACGCTGACTAACAACGGCACGGGCACCGGAAACTGCACGATCACGGGCCTCCCGTTCACGTCAAAGACGATTACGAACGGCCCGCTCGGGCTCTGTGTGTTCCGCTGGGGGCCTGGGATTACCCTTACGGCCAACTACACGTTCGTCGGGCTGTCGGTGGGGTCCGCCGGGACTACCGCGACGTTCATTCAAAGCGGCTCCGGCCAGACCGCGGCCGGAATGGACGATACGGTAATGAGTAACACGTCCGCTGTCTACTTCGCGGGCGCGTACCCCGCGAGCACCTCATAAGGGATCGACCAATGGGCGCCACAAAGATCACAGTCGTCACGCCGCCGGAGTTCAGCCTTGCACCGGGTGGCAAACTCCAGCCCTCCGCGCACATCGAAATTTGCGATGTGCTGCTCGTTGACGGGGCGCAGTTCGGCAAGTCGAAGCCGCACCGCGCGTGCCTCAAAATGCAGCCAGACGGCTCGTGGGATTTCGAGCCGTGCCCGCTGCACCCCGAGACGGGGCTGCCGTTCACCTTCACAGACGCGGACCGCGCAGCCTGGAACGGTGTGCTCGACAGCTACGAGGCGGGCTACGGCGTCGCTAATCACGTCGCCGTGAGCGCCGCCGGCCGCGTCCTTCTCGTGTCATACGAGCGCGCTGAGGGCGGCGCCTTCGAGCGCGTTGAGAAGGACGTGACCGACCTTGCTACCGCCGACGTTCGCGAGCAAGTTGTCGCGCATATTGGCCTCCAGGCGGCGCAGCCGATAATTGATGCGCTAGACGCGCAGGGCACCGCCAAGTGACCGACC